GTCACTATGGTGACTTTCGGCAATGCATCTACCAACATAATCATTTACTTTGTTTTCCCTGCATTGCCAGCATTTGTGACAGGCAACAAGGCCAACTTCGCTTATGTTATTTGGTGAAATACACATGTTTTTTCTTCGTTGCCTCGTTTCCAGTCACTAAATGCATATACTGACAAGAGTAGTATATGTTTCCGCCAAACCCCCCTCCGATCCTTGACGTCTACGGGGGGTTTGGCTGATGTTGGGTTAATATAAAATTTCCCCATCATCGGTTTTTAGCGTTTTCCAACCTTTTATCTGCCAATGTGCAGGGTCGTAAAACTTCCATTCATATCCACATTCAATGTCGATATTCATTTTTCGGGCAACTTCCATACCAATTGTATAAAGCATTGCCCATTCTTTATCAGTCAAAGTCCAACCTTTTGTGCTATGTATAATATCCACAGCTAGGCCATATTGGTGTGGACTTTGGTTTGCTTGAGCATTTGTTACACGCATTTCATACAAACGTGTTTGCTCATTTGCAGTCCGCCACATTTCACTTGCAAATACGGGTATATTATACGCCTTACAGGCTTTAACCATTTTGCGTTCAAATTCTATCAAGTCAGGGTGTGCGCCTTCGCGCACAGCCCTTAATTGTTGTTCCTTATACTTGTTAGAATTTATAAAAGACTTATCACTTAGCGCTTGTATCGCTAGTTGATGCGTCTTCGCTTGCGGTTGCCTCTTTTGGTTCGGCTTCAGAGACTGCTTCAGTTTCTTCAGCGTTGTCTTCTGATACCCCGCTTGGAGGTAAAGCGGGTTTATTACCTGCTTTAAGATCTGGGAAAGTTGTTCCATTATCTTCAATAACCTCTTCATTTTGCGCTTTTACCTTTGCAATTTCAGCTAAGAGAATTTGCTCTCTTTCTGATTGTGCTGTTTTTACCATATGCATTAATCGTTCCATTTCTGGGTTACGAGTTCTACGCATCTCAAGACCAGTAAACTTAACGTCAGACATTTTTTCCACAATGTGGTCTGACGCACGATTTTTGTATGTTATTGATGCACTCTTATCCTTTGCGACTGCTCTTACATAAAGTGTACTTGAGATAGATGTTATCAGCGTGAAAAGACCTTCATCGCTAACTAAAAGTTTTTCATCTTTAAAATCTTTTGTGTTTGATCCATACAAAGCCACTTTGTCGCTTGTATTAAATTCAACACGAATGGTTCGGCTATTGCCTTTGACAACAAATTCTAAAGTTTCGTTTAACTTTAATTTGTTCCACCCATCGAGGGCTTGAATTTGATAACGTTTCATTTTTTTTCCTATATGGTTTGTTTATTTCGCCCTGCAGCGCTTCGCGGTGCAGGGCAGGGGAGGGGGACTTTTATGCTTTTGTTAATCTAGTTTGATCAACTTGAGACATTACTTCATCATAATCGTCGGTTGCTTCCTTTAGCGCTCCGCCGAATACTGTGTTTCCTGTGATTTCAAATGTACCGCGTGCAGTAATTTCAAATGCATCAGATGTACTATCAGCAAAAACTTTGTGATGAACATTATTACAGAGATAAAAATCCTCTGTTAATTCTGGGTCAACAGTTTCATTTGCCCAGATTTTTTGTCTGTCTTCATCAAATGACGCATCAACATCTGGTCGGTAATATTTACCGCCAATATTTGGCGCGCTCCGCATGTATTCATGGTTTAGCGGTGCATAACCAAATATAGCATTTGGTGTCGAATGATCCACATCAATATGATCGTTTGTAACGATACTTACTTTTTCTGGATCAAGTTCATCGCGTGTGAACTCAGGATAATTATTAACATTTGTTGTATGTAAATAATGATCTTTTTGTCGCTCAAATAACTGCTCTGGTGTTATTTCACATGTAATAACAATAATTGCGCCTGTGTTAATAGCAGGAGTTCTCATTGTTATATCAACCAATGCACCACCAACTGTAACACTTTCATCAAGATTTGCGGCGTCTGATGCAAATCTTTGTTGATAACCCATTTGCGTGCGTTGTTGTGCCAATAATATTGGTTGTTTCATTGCTTGATCAGGTATTCTTATACCTGACATCAATGTGTCAATTATATAATCATCATCATGGCCTTGGAACATACTCCTTGCTTTTGCAAAAGCTTGTGTCTTTTTGGCCATTTCAATATTAGATAATGAAACTGTTATACCGTTTTCTGCTAATTCAGCATATATTTCATCACCCCATGTAGTAGTTCCAGTTCCAGTTGGATTTGGTGCAAATCCATCTGATCCTACAGGGTGCCTATATACTCCGCCGCCTGAAGATGTTGGTATGCTACCATGAGAAATCAAATGCATTTTACTTTCAACAACATTTAATGCGACTTCACCATCAATAATTGCCTGATCAAAATCAGGTACGATATGTGCCATTGTTGTATGGTTCCAAAATGCTTGTGCTAATGAAGTATCTGTCATTGTACGCATTGATAAACTTGAGGAACGCTCTTTGCGTCTAAAGTTTACAACAGTATTATATGCCTCAAGATAATCACGGTTTACTGTTGCTGATCCTTGAGCATGCATACCCAAGGTTTTATAAAACTCATTATCAGCCTGGCTAAATGTATGTGTTTCAATAAATGGAATTGGCGTTTCGCCATCCTCACGTGGTACGCCTTGGTATGATCTGTTTAAATCGTCCATTCCATTAAAACGATCAAATGCTAATTTAGGAACTAAATGTGCATTTACAGTTACGTTTACGCCATTAAATAACGTCTCAGCAGTTTCCATCATTTCCACTGCGATTTGCATTCTTGATCGCTTTACACCGTCTTCGCGGAGTAATGGTATACAAGCAACTGGAATAATTTTACCCGCGTTGCCTGATGTAATTACTGTCTTTTGATCGATCCTTGTTGATCGCTTTGGCGTCAACGGTGTCGTCAAAAGATTATTTTGGTTCATTCCATTCATTTTTTAACTTTCCTTTTTAGTTTATATTGCTTTCGGCAATTCTTACATTTACAGCCTGCAGCACTCCGTGGTGCAGGCTTGCGTTTTCGTTTAATACTCAAGCCCCAATGCTTTCATTGAATATGGTACAATTGGCTCGTTATAATCTGGTTTCAGATTTAACTTGCCTTTTTCATTTGTTTTAAATGGATTTGTCATTGTCCTTGGTGTAGTTTTTGGAAAAATCCATTGTCCAGTTGTAAATCCATGCACAAATCTGTCAGCGAATGATGATGTATCATCAACTAAATTTTTAGCTATAGCTTTTGGTGATGAAGAATTTATACCTAATGCGTCTGCACCTGTTGATATACCTTGTTGAGATGCACCCATAATAAATTCCATTAAACCCATTTCATATAATTCTGGGTTTAATATTCGAACAACGTCTCCATTAGGATACATTGTATCTATAAAAGCACTTGCTCTTTCAGTGCCATCTGATGAAAATCTTGATGCCTCTTTTATACGTTTTAAATTCAAACCAATTTGTGATTTTAAATAATCTGTTTCTAATTTAGTTTGTAATTTTTGAGTACGACCTTTTTGAAAACTTTGATAACCGCTAAATGCATCTGACATTATATCAATAAAGTTTCTTGTAGGCATTGAAGATAGTAGGGGAGCTACATATCTTGTTGTTGTGCCAGTTATATTACCACCTGTTGCACGTAGAGCTGTTAATGGATTAAATCCTGCATTTGTTGCATCTTTAATAGTACTATTAAAGTCTACTTTTTGTGTGGTAATAACTGGTCGACTTGCGTTTTCTGCCGCTATTGTTGCAATGCGGTTTTGTTCAGCAATTGCGCGTGATTGCGCTTTTCTTGCTTTTTTGCCGTCTAATACACCGCCTAATAAAGCACCGCCAATTGCTAATGGTGCGCTAAATAGCCCACCAACCAATCCACCGATTGAACTAAAAAATCCCATTATATTACCCCCAAATAAGGGCTAAATAATGCGATGCCTATGATTATTCCTGCAATCATGGCATACGTATATTCTTTTAATGTTGTCATTTTACATACCTCCTTGCAAGGAGATCAATTCCAACACCTGATGCGACTGTTAGTCCGATAATGATACTATCGACCTGCGCACTGGCAATTCCTAAACCTGCAAGATATGCACCCAACATGGTACCACATCTTGTAACTATAGGTTTTAGGATTTGTTTAATTAATAGAAATTGCAATTTTTACTCCTCTTTGTTAAAAGGGCTAAAACTGCTCAATGGCCGATAATATATATTATGTACGGTTTGAGACTCTTGTGTTAAACCCTAAATATAGTATGTTGATATTTTTTTAATGTTGTCAAGTGATTATTTGCACCAAGGTACAAATTTTTTACTTCCACCCGTCCCATTTCGAGCCTTTTTTTCATCTGGCCTTTTTTTACATAATAAATCGTCGCGCGTTTTTAACGAATGATTTTTATCAGGCTTTGGTTTATTATTTTCGGCAGAATTGAGCGCGTTCCGCGCATTGTTTTTTTGATGGGGGGTCTTATTAGACCCCCCAAACCCCCCAAAAGGGGTGGAGGGGGAAAGTGTGTTTAAAGTGTTGCGACCACGATGCGTCTGTCCGCGTGTGTTTAGGTTCCGTTGCAAACGGTTTACACCTATTCGTTCAAATAACGAATTTGCGTTATTCCGAGACGGTACTCGATCAATTGACAAGCTAGGCATTGGTGGTAATGTAACTGGCGCTTTACGCTGAGTTCTCCAACGCCCTAATATTTGTTTAACAAGATTTCTATTTTGTTTTGTTGTTGTAGTTTTACTACTTCTTTTTTTACGTGCCATTTGTTTCTCCATTGCAACCAGGTAAAGTCTTAACGACTAGGGCTGTCGCCCTGGTCTAACTTCACTTGGTTTCCATTGTGTTGTATTTAATAACATTCCATTCATTAGCGATTGATTTAATTACTAGATGTGTATCGTCGTAATTTTGTAATGATGGGGCGTGCCACCTATCATTTTTGTTTGCCATTTCTGAAATCAATGTTTTCCATTGCTCAATCGGATCATCTAATAAAAGCTGATCTTCGTATTCTTCTATTATGTCACTATATGGCATTTTTCTGTTACTGAACGCGTGTTGGTCAAGCCATTCATGTAAATAATATTTACAGAAGTTTTCGCGTGTTTTTCCTTGGATCATAAATTCCCTGCGGTTTCCTTGACCATCAAATTCGTTGTCGAATGAATACATAAATGTTTGTGGTGCAAGGCCACTATCGACATATTTTTTTGCCAGTTCCTTAAAATATTGGTCTCCAAGTGGTGGTTTTTTACTTAATGAAAAATGTCCATTTTGTACGTCAAGTTGTGTATCTTTTAAAATATACTTCATGACGTATCGATATGATTTATATGATGGTTTTTCGATAAACGAATAACCTCTTTGCCAATGTTTCCAATTGATCCTTTTATCATATTCGATGTTTTTTGGCACTTTACCCTTGAAAAAGAGTATTGCGTGCCAATGTGCGCGTCCCTTAGTTGATCCATATTCACCCGCTACGATATATCGTACTTTATAGCCTTCGTTTCTCAGGCTTTTCATAAAGAGCTGATAATGTTTATAAACTAATGTTGCGCTTTCTGGCGTATCTCCGTCTCCGTATGTCAACGTTATACTCAGTGTTTCGTCACTATGGTGACTTTCGGCAATGCATCTACCAACATAATCATTTACTTTGTTTTCCCTGCATTGCCAGCATTTGTGACAGGCAACAAGGCCAACTTCGCTTATGTTATTTGGTGAAATACACATTTTTTTCTTCGTTGCCTCGTTTCC